ATTTGGAACTGCAACACAGAACGCATACGGAACAAGGACAGTATCTACTGGCAACCCTAGTGGTGGATCCGATGGAGACATCTGGTATAAGTACTAATAGGATAGAATAAATTATGGCAGTACCATATAATACTACGGTAACAGGCACTAGCATTCGTGACGCTCTTGGTGGGCATATGCGAATTAAACAAGGTGGGACTTGGCAACATGCTGAGGATGTACAGGTAAAACATAGTGGATCTTGGCGTGATACAAAAGAGGTATGGGTCAAACACTCAGGATCATGGAGACTGGTACATGAGGGTGAGCATTTTTTATTCAGTGCCGAGGTAACCAATACTGTTAATGGAGAGTTTAGTTTACCTAACTGGATCAGCACTACAGGTGGTTACAGTGGTAATAAGATAAAAGGTTTGTTGACTATTGGTAGTGCAACCAATGCTAACATCACAAACGTTGTACGTAATCAGGTAAACTTAGGTAACTTCTCATCTGATTCTAAAGTATATCTTAGAATCAATATGAACAATAGAATCACTGGTAATGGTGGTAATGGTGGAGCACGTGGTGGTAACAACGGTGGAAATGGTCAACGAGCACTATATACTAGAACTAATTTTATTCTAGACAACGCTGGAACCATTGCTGGTGGTGGAGGTGGCGGTGCTGGTGGCAACAATGCTCAATGCACATATACTAATACATATTACTATGGTTGTATGAAAGGTCAGCAATGTCCTGGTCAAGACATACAATATTCTGCTTCCAATGGTGGCGGTGGCGGTGGCGGTGCTGGATATCCTGCTGGTAACGGTGGTGGTGATGGTGCACAAAACGGTCAACAATGGGATGGCGGTGGAGGCGGTGGCAACGGTGGTTGCGGTGCTAACTCTGGTGGTGGAGGTGGAAACCTCGGTCAGGCAGGACAAAATGCGGGTGGCACAGCTGGGTCAGCTGGCACAGGCATTGATGGGTGGTCATATAGGATTGCTCAATCAGGCAACAACGACGGAGACATCCGTGGAGCAAAAATTAACTAACAAAAATTATGTCTATTCAAGATATAGATCCACAATTTAGATTGGATTCAGAGGTCGCTCCTACTTTCGTAGTTAAGAACTATGACGTAGAGACAGGAGAGTTTAGTGTCTTTTATAATGATGGCACATTAAATGATGATGAGTGGTATGGTCCTCTCGCAATGGATTTAGATTCATTGAAACCAGAGACAGAAGAACCACTGATGTTTCAAATTGCAGAGCAAGTATATAATGCAGTTACGAGAAGTAGATTAGCAGAGTGTGATATGTCATCTACTCAATTAGTATTGAGTAGTATGTTAGGTATCGAACAGTCAGTTCCTATGGAAGACTTTATGAAGCATAAAGAAACCATGGCAAAGAAGAATGAAGTACACACAGACCCAATACTATCAGCAACAACTATAACAAGTATATACAGTGAAGATGACTTCGATGCTGACTTCGAGGCTATGTCTGCTGCAATGAATTCAGAGAGCTAATGTATCAACTTGCAAATACACCTGATCATAGAATAGCACAATATACTTTTGGTAAGAGTATATCACAGTTTGGTATGACTGTTTTTAGTTGTAACAAGGCAAGAGAAGGTAAAAAGATATTTGGTAATGACCCTGACCCTGAGAGGGAATATGTATTGGACAGTCAAACTGATCTAGTCAAGGCACATATAGAAGCAAATCCTGATGGTAAGGTTGCTGCTATGAAAGATGTCATTGAAGAGATTGGTATATACAACCAGATACATTATCGAACGGTTACATTCGGAAGCACTTGGAAGAGTGACTCACTGAAACCAGCACACCTTTCCATAATATATCACAATGGTGCACATACTCATATGCGTATGCCAGGCATCGCTAGACTGACATCACTGGAACCAAATGGTTTGATTGCTTGCTCAGGATATGATGACCTGTCAACTACAGGAAGGAAAGTACATTTCTATAAGGAGAATGATGTGTTTACTCCACAGGCAGTAGGTAACACACTTGTCCCAATGCATGATGTATGGTATCATAATACTAAATTAACCCAACACTTTCCATTTGTAGTGTCTGAACCAGATAGTGTACAGATAACAATTGATAAACCCACAGTTATTGTAGAGTTTACCAAGGAAGAACCAGATGTAAAAGAATTTACTACATCATGGATGAATCAAATAGAGGAAGGACTTATTGAAATCGTTAGTAGATGAAGAGTGAATACACAGTCAATGATAAACTAGATCATTTGACCGTACTATATCATAGAGGATGTAAACAAGGTTTTAAATTCTTTGGGGATGACCCAGAAGAGAAGAAAGAATATATTACTGATGAGCACGTAGGGTTGTTGAAAGAAGTTCACACAAACTACAATGAGTTCCCATATGAATTCATAACTAAATTTTATGCACACAGTAGGTGTCTGGTGTTTCCTGATGGTATGTGGATGAGTGAGACAGCAAGACATCCACAGTATCTACGATATAAACCTGGTTCATACTGTAATTTTAGAGTGTCAGGGTTGACTAGATTTACATCACTGACCGAAAATGCAAGTGCTCTCTGTGTGGGTATCAATCCTAATGATGGAGAGATACCATGTTATAGACGTATAGTACACAACATAGACGTTAACACAGTCTTCCAACCAATGTATACTGATTCATATCTGATACCAACAAGAGATTGTACATATGGTAGCACTGTGGTTAAAGAAGGTAGTATAATTAAATCAAGAGGTGGATGTAATCCTTTAGGATATACATTTATATTCAAAGAGAAAGGACAATTGATAGAATTCACACAAGAACCTTTCACTATGGAAGAAAGTGTGCTAAACTTAGGACAACAATGGGCAACCAAGAGAATTGAGGTTTTCGACAGATGATGGAACTCGAAGATGGCAAGGGTGTATGGCAGAGAAATATAGGTCACCCATGGCATCAATACAAACTATTACAACGTGATAAGTTTGAAGAGTTATTAGATTTGATGATAGAATCACACCCAGACCACGAACTAACAGAGTGGATGAAACGTGGATTTTGTATGAATGATGGTGACTCTACCATTGCATTCAAATCTTTGAGTGGAACTAATACACTGAATCATCATCTCAACATATGGGATGAAGAGGATGATGATTATTATGATGAGTGGTTTGGAGAGGAAGAAGAGATGGAGTTTGATGATGATTGGTAGACAGTTTGTTGACTGCACACTAGCATATTGTATAGATCTGTAGTATAATAATAGTATATTACACAACTACAATGACACCAGAACAAGAATACTGTCATCTATTTGAAAGAATGTTTGAACTATGTGATGAACAAGGGTGGGGTGATCCTGGTTCATATGCTAGATCAAGAGAAATTTATATGGCAATCAAATTTGGTCATCAAGTAGCAACTACTTATTCTGGTGCTGATGCTTTTGATGGCGATATACCTTTAGAATATAAATCTACCATTGCAAAAACTATCAATGCAACTTACAATGGTATTAGTGTTCAAGATACACTAGAAGAGCAAGAAAAATATATTATAGAGAATAAGATTGGTAAGTATCCCTATCATTATTATGCACGTTTTGATACTGGTAAAATAGTTGAAGCGTGGAAACTTACTGGCGAAAAGGTATTAGACATCTTACTTCCTAAGATTAAGACACAGTATCCTAAGAAGAAAAATAGTAATGCAAAAGACCCTAGAATTGGTGTCACAGTATCACAAAAAGAGATAAAGGGAAATGGCGAAAGAATTAGATAGTGGTAAACTAATGTACTCGTCAGGTAACAATGACGAGTGCTACACACCTTTGTATGGAGTAACACCAATACTCAAGTATATCCCAGAAGGTGCTATTGTATGGTGTCCTTTTGATACATTTGAGAGTCACTTCGTCAAAGAGATATCAAAGACTAACAAGGTAGAAATGTCACATAAATGGACAGGTCACGACTTCTTTGACTATGAACCTGATGAGTGGGACATAATAGTATCTAATCCACCATTCACTAACAAGAGAAAGTATTTTGAGAGAGCACTATCATTCAATAAACCATTCGCATTGATAATGACTAACACGTGGTTGAATGACTCAGCACCTAAACAACTCTTCAAAGATAAAGATCTACAGTTACTGATGTTTGATAAGAGAATGAAGTTTGTTAGTCCCGATGGTAGAGCAAACGATAAGATAACATTCAGTAGTAGTTACTATTGTTATGATCTGTTACCAAAGCAGATTATAATGGAAGAGTTGGATGTGCCAGCTAAGAAAGCTACACAACGTTCCCCTAGTCAGGCAGTTTTGTCTCTATAATAGAGTATATAAACAAAGGAGACCAATGCTTACTATCGAGAAGAACACTTCAACACTAGAAGAAAGAGTAGCACAATGGGCAGAACAGTTGGCATCTGCAGTAACAGAGAATTACAAAAAGGATTCAATCAGACTACACGAGAGTTCATTACGTGACGAAATGCACTACTCTCCATATCATACTAGTCAACTTGCAGAGATTGCTGCAGGAACAGCAAAACTAAACAAGTTCGTAGTATACACAGGACGTAAGTATATCAGAATCGTTATGCAAGAGTGGCAAGATGATTCAAAGTATGGTAGAATAGATCCAAGGGAAGCAGGATACTATGACAGTTCCATTCACGCTTTCATAGATAAGAAGACAGGTCAGGTTTATATGCCAGCAGGGTATAAAAAACCAACTCTTACAGGTAAGAACCCAGTAAGATTTGACTTAAGAATCATCAAAGATCGTGAGTATGTTCTCAACCCAGTTAATTGTTGTTGGGCAGGAGGATATCTATACGACAGATCACATCTACCTAGCAAATACATCTAATGCCAGTATACAGAGATTATGAGATTCGTATGAATCTCAATGAACTCATAGAGAAAAGAGTTCCTTGTTGCGATCTGCTGCACCCAGACCACTGTTTTACAGAGTCACAGGTAACGCAGATTGCTCACGATATTAACATGGATTTGGATTTACATCCTATCTACAAACAGATTGATGATCATATTATGAGATATGTGAAAGCAGCAAACATACAAAACGAAGATCATTGGGTTGAGGATAGATTAAAGCACCCACATGACTAACAATATATTATTTGGTGACTGTCGAGATACTTTAAAGACTCTCGATGTAAAAGCACGTATGTGTGTAACATCTCCACCTTACTATGGGTTGAGAGACTATGGTGGTGAAGCAAATCAAATAGGACAAGAGGACACACCAGAGAAATTCATTGAGAATTTAGTGGATGTGTTTCGTAGTGTACGTGATGTACTCACTGATGATGGTACATTGTGGGTAAATATAGGAGATAGTTACTATAACTATAGACCAGGCAAAGGTCAAGCACTTGTTAAACAGACACTATCTAAGACGGATCGTGATCAACCACAGGATTGCCCTCGTAGAGGTAACAAACTAGATGGTTTAAAAGAGAAGGACTTGATAGGTATACCTTGGATGTTAGCATTTGCATTGAGAGCAGATGGATGGTATCTACGTCAGGATATCATATGGCATAAACCTAATCCTATGCCAGAGTCAGTACGTGACAGGTGCACCAAGTCACACGAATACTTATTTTTGTTATCAAAGAATAAACGATACTACTATGACAACGAAGCAATCAAAGAACCAGTCAAGCAAGACTGGGGAACAAGAGACAGAACCGATGGTAAATACCACAACACAGGAACAGGACTCCAACCACATTCGGGACTTACAAAATCATATACAACAAAAAATAAACGATCTGTCTGGAGCATAACCAATAAACCATATAAGGGAGCACACTTTGCAGTGTTTCCACCTGACCTCATAGAACCCTGCATACTAGCAGGAAGTGAGGAGGGAGATATAATTCTCGATCCATTTATGGGCACAGGTACAACTGCTATGGTTGCCAAGAAACACAATCGTAACTATATTGGGTGTGAATTACACGAGGACTATGCCAGTTTACAAACTGACAGAATAGATAGCGTACCGACCCCATTACCTGCTATAATATGGAAGTAATCATCACACCAGACCATATAACTATGTCTAACGGATACAAATCACCACTATCACGTAACGAACTACGTTACTTAATGAGTTTAATGATGAATGACACTAAAGCAGAAGGCAGAGGTGCAACCTATGCTAAACTTGAAATACTATTACAACAACATGGACACTAAATTATCAGCACGTGAAAAACTCATTTTCATATCATCTTTTATCTATTTTCTACACTGGGGAACTGAACTATGTCTAGTCACATTACGTTTGGCGGGTATCGCAATCGCAAACGGATCGCTCGTCACGCTGTCGAATGGTTCATGGAACATCGTAAACTCAATCGCTTCAACACGTTTATCCATATTATAGACAGGAGAACGTGGCACGAGAAGGCAGATGGTTTTTGTAATTCCATTGATCAACTGTCACGTCCACGATACTTTGAGATAGAACTCGACAATCGTATGAATAACGAACACTATCTAGTTACTTTGTTTCACGAACTACGTCACGTGGAGCAGAGACTTCGTGGTATGCACCAACAGAGATACACAACTAGAGTCATCAACAGTTGGATGGGATCAGAGGTAAATAAAGATACACTGTATGAGCACGAACCTTGGGAGGTAGATGCACATACAATGGAAAGTGTATTCTTGGAACAGTATAATGCAACGTTACATTAAGACAGAGACCTTTTACCTACGTCCATGTGATAAAATAGTAAGTAAGATATCGTCAATAGGTGACGAGCAGGGATATACTACCTCAGTAAAGGCAACTGTCACCGATTGGAACTTAGAAATACCTCAACTAGAAAACTACTTAAATGTCCTCTACCCGAAACATCAAGTCCAAGAACTCTGGGGATGTACATATCGACAAGGCGAATTTGCTCAAACTCATAACCATAGTGGGTTTGACTTTTCTTTTGTTTGGTTTGTGGATACCTGTTCTCATTGCTCTCCGTTAGTCTTTCCTGACCCTGAGCATCCTTGGATGCCACCTCTTGCAGTGCATAAGCCACTCAAGGGTAATTTGGTGGTGTTTGATGCACATGATATACACTATGTTCCACCCCAATCGTGTAATCATAACAGAGTGATAGTGTCAGGTAATATGTCTATAAATACCGAGGGTGAATACGACAACAGACAACCATGGGACTAAATCCAGACATACAGAAGTACTTTGACTTTAAGTACGTGGAAGGAGAATTACACATATTCATACGTAAGGAGCTAGTATCTGATCTCGGATGGACAGACAAGGATATCGAACTATCATTCGGTAATATCAAGAAGATGAATAGTTTCAAGGGAGCAAGTCTAACAGTATCCAAGATAGATCAAACATACGAGCATCCGTGGCACACAGAGATTAATAAGAAGACAGACAGTAAACCGTCACAAGGGGGTAGACAAAGAGATATGGATGCGTTATAATAATAGAGGAGAAAACAACCAGTCTTAACTGCACTAGGTTTGTTTTCTCGCATCCAACATGAAACTCAATCCTAACAACCCTGATAACATGATCACTCCTATGGTTTCGCTTGGATCATTATCCAAACAGATCAAGGGTATTAAGAATGCCCTCAAACAACCAGAACTATACAACACAGACGAGATACGTCATTTAAAACGTGCTCTACGTGATTTGTATGATCAGAGGACTGACTTAAATAAGGGTAATGGGTTTGGGAATTAAATGTTCAAAGGACAAGTTGGAGACCGATTCACCTATCTAGACCATACTAACGGTAAGGCACACGAAGGTGACGTCACTTTCATCACCAATGACTACATAGTACTATGCATTCATAGGGAACTGAAGACAGAGGAGGAGCAAATAGGTGCTCGCTCTAAATGGAGAGAAGTCAAAATATTAGTTTTTAAGTATCACTACCATCAACTAACCCCCTTAAGCACATGACTACTCAGTCGCATCAAAGAGTACAATTCAACGTACACAACAAGGACATCATAATAGACGTCAATACGAAACGAAGAGGAGCGTATTGGTCATTTGATGAAGTACCACAACGATATGGTCCTTTCAAGAACGAACGACAGGCAATCGAGGATGCTAAACTCTATAGCACCTATGGTACAACCAATAAAGTATTCCTTAAGGTAGGTAGTCGTGGGAGATAAACAACTAGAACGTAGAAGATCTTGCCTTATGCATCTATCCCATAAACATGTAGAACTAGGGAAGGAAGTATATGAGTTTTGTGATCTAATTTCAGAGACCTCAGAGGACATCGCAGACGCAGCGGATTTTTTTATTAACAATCTCAAAGGATTCTCTAAGGACTCTAAGTAGAATCAGTTCAGAGTCTTCCGCAGAAACACAGAGGTATCCGCAGTACTATTTGGTATCACAGTATACCATTTACCCACATATTTCCTATGTTTCCGTACAGACTCAGAGAACGTGAAGAGAAACAGAGGTAATTCATAGGCATTTTCATAGTATTTTGGAAATGTTTAAAAAAATATAAGTGGGCGGTCAATCTAGTTGGAGTCAGTGGGTCTTAGCGAACGGACTACGAGTTGTCAAGGAGGACTGTGACAGTTTGTTTAGTGTCCACCATGTATTGACAAAAGTGCTCAGTTTCCCTTATAATTAGTGTAAGAAAACAAAATTTTATGCCCGCAAAGAAACATTCATTTGATATAGGAACTTTGAGTTCTGCTATAGATCAAATAAACGTGCAGGGTTCCAAGGTTTTCATTAATTTCTCAGGAAATGAGAAAACCTACGAGTATTCTTGGAAACCTGCAAACCGCATACTTTTAGAGAAACTTGAAGGTTTTGTCAAAGACCCAGAAAGTTTATCACTTGGACGTTTTTATAATGATTCACTCAAAAATGGTGATTTGATCCAATTATCAGTATAGTACACACTTACTACAAAAGGTATCAAAAATGGCTAAATCTTACACTTCTCGCAAAAGTGGCAGCTTTTCACAAAAAAAGAAGAAACTGGCAGAAATTGAAGAATTAGAAGAAAGTGGACTATTAGACATGTTATCTAATAGACAGAAATTATACTCTAAGGACATGGAGGCATTCTATGATTAAGACTTATGTTGAGACATATGAGACGCATAAGACATTAGAGACAGCAATAGCCCTGTGCCAGTACCTCTTGGACACTGACCAGGTGCTGCCCCAGTATAAAACCCTCTGCAACTACATGTTGCTAGAGGGTTGCTGTTATGACGTTGGATATATTATTTAATTACCAGTCTCCGTTTTTGTCTTGATAGGCATCCTCGTTCCAATGCTCGTTAGGATCTAGACCCCCTACGTATTGCATAATTTCATCGTAGGTTTGCATACCTGATCTTGACATTCTATTACAGGTGTATTCCCATCCGAGGTCACACAGTTTATCCATTAGCACGGATAGTTTGATTTGCTGTTTTGATTTCTGCATTAGAGTTGATTCTCCCATACTTGTGTTTTAAATGATTTGACTGCCTTGTCTAGTTGGCGTATGTCCCCATCACAAATTTTACATTCGTCATCGCCACCAACAAAAGAAAATATGTTGTTGACGTTTGAGATGAGGTCTAGCAGTGCTAGTTCGTTTGGTGTGTAGTCCATTACTGACACCTCCCCTCGAATATAGCATTTGCTTTTTTGTCGAGTGCTATTTGAACACCTAGATGATCTGCTATAAGATTGAACATCTCAGGTGTAAGTTTGTTTGCTTCACAGAATTCTGTTATTGCTTGCTCAAAGCAATCTTCAAGAATGGATTCGTGATGTAGAGTTGACATAGATTTTAAAACCTTGTTTGTATAGTTCTATTATAAAGGATAAGAAGGGGGATTTGAACCCCCCTTGTGACAGTTTGTCAACTGGCATCCGCTGTCTCAGCGTCTGGAATAATGACAGGCGAAAGGGTCGTTGATGTGCAGTTATAGTCTTTATCATATGTCTTTTTGTATGCATAGCAATTCCATTCATTCATGAACCACAGGTAGAGAAACTCTTCACCCGCGTCATAATCAGTTAAGTCTGTTAACGTTTGGAAATGCTTCGGTGCTTCATCATCACCCCCATAGTAATTTGGTTCGGGATCCTTTTTAATGAATTCTTGTTTCTCATAATCGAAATCAGAATCAGACCAGCATGAAGACATATTGCCACCGTCGATGAGTTCACGAACCTTTTCGTCGGTGTTGTATTGTTGGTTAAGGGTTACACCCAACCATTCGGGATAACCATCCCAATGGTGATAAACAGAAACAATGGAATCATCGGAAAGTACATAACCTATTCTTGAGCGAGTTGACATAGTTTTTAAACTTTGCTTGGTTTACCTTTATATTATAGACCCTAGATTTACGATTTCTAGGGTCTCTTGGACACTCTGTGAACTGTCTACACATTACAGGTATCCAGCAA